TACTAGAAGCAGAAATACTAGCACCTGCTAATATTCCAGTGTCATCGACAGTTACTACAGAATTTTGTATTAATTTACCAGTTGTTAAATCGAATCTAGCAATAGCGTTATCTGTTGAACTGACTGGTCCAGCTACATCTCCACCAGCTGAACTACTAAAAATAACAAAGTCTGCGGCACTTAAATATCCATTAGTTACGCTATCGGCTTTAGGAATTGATATAGCGCCAGAACCTGAATTATAATTAACTGGAGCCGTTCCTGAAAGAAGTCCTCTTGCTGTTGTATTAAAGTCTGAAATTGTTGAAGCTAATTGAGTACCTGTATGATTAGCTCGTTGGATTGAAAATGCCTGTACTGCTGAATCTGCAGCAGCCTGTGCAGTAGATACTGGTTTGTTTACATCAGAAGTATTGTCTGCATTTCCGAGCCCAATGTCAGCTTTAGTAAGTACAACTATACCTGTATAACCATTTACTGATTCTACAGAACCTACCGGAGTTTCAACTCCAGCGTCATCTTTAATATAAAGTTTACCGTCTGTTTTAACATAAATTGAAACTAATCCGGCAGGAGGCGTACCTGGTGCTGTATCTTCTTTTAATCTAATTTCACTCATTAAAGCACCGTATTCCTACCTAATATAGTTAAAGTACCTAAAACTGTTTGAGGCGAAGTTGTAACCATTTCTCTATTATTATCAATAGTTACTGTACCTCCAACTGGTATATTATACCAACTAAATCCATCTGTATTTGATCCTATATAATCAAAGGTTCCAGTGAATGGATTAAAAACTATTTGTGGAGTAGCTGCCATTATGATCTCACAATACTTATTACTTGACTGCTTGCATTATATGTTAAGGTAAGAGTTGCAATAGTTGTAGCTGATAATTTATAAACTACAACTCCAATTTGACCTATACCAAATCCAGAGACAATATAACTTAAATCAATTTTATCATAATGTTCTGGAACTAAACTTCCAATTACTTTTATATCAATGGGTGACTGATCTGAAGCAATAACAACTGGCTTAGAATTAGCCATTGTCGCTTGCCCAAGGGGGGGGTCTTTACTATCTATACTAGTAAGTAAAGCTATTTCAACTAGTTGATTAGCAGCGGTTGCATCTCCCCCGCCAGCGCCGGTTGTATCATTAATATCAATATATGCCATATTAACTCTTTGATACCATGTAAACTACTAAAATACCATTTCCACTGGTTCTGGTATACTTTAATCTTACAAAATTATAGTAAGCATGTTTACTTACATTAAAAATATTATTAGTTTCACCTGCTACAGTTGGAACTGGTAAACTACTATTAGGAATATCTGACCAATTATCACTAGTACTATCAATACATGCTTGTAATGACATGATCCCTACCGGACTTCCATCGGACCAAATAGCTTGTATACAATAACCAGATACATTTGTAATATTACCTGGTAAACAAAATACTGTACTTCCCATGTTATTAACATCAGAAGCTAGTAATATTTCTGTAGGTTTAGATTCAAAAGACATATATTTTTACTTTTTTATAATCCGTTAAAGTTTAAATTATTACTAAATATTATATTTGGTAACAACTATTAAGAGTTTACTCCTGGTATATTAGGCGGTTGATTAGTAATAGGATCTTTTGGTAATCCTGGCATTCCAGGTTCTTGGGGGGCTGCATTATTAGGGTCCATAGGGGCAGCACCTGATGAGGGACCTCCGGGAGCTGGAGCGCCTTCAGGCATAGGTGCACCTTGAGGTTGGGCTAATGAAGGCTGACCTAGTATATTTAAAAGGTTAGGGTCTGCAGTTTTTAGTTGCTCAATATGTTGTTGAATATGATCTAATACAGCTTTAACTACTTCTGGATTTTCTCTTGCATCTGGAGAAGCAATTACTGATTTATGTTCTTTAATATGAGTAACATGTTCATCAGTTACAATTACAATAACTTGTTTACCTTCTGATAATCTTTCATTTTCAGATTTAATATTAGAAAGTTCACTTACGTCGCCTTCTAACATCATATCAAGATTACCAGTTTTCATTACCATGATATAATCTTGTGCATTTTTAATAATGCCTTGTTGTAAAAGATTACTGGCCATTTCTAATTTACCAGCTGTTGTACGAGATAAAGGGTTACCCATATCTACAACTACTCGATTGATCTTATCAAGATCATTGCCAGTAAATTCTTTCATAAACGATCTATTATTTTTACCTACAATCATTGCAACTCTAGGGGTAGCAGCAAAGTCTCTTAATGTGGTAAGAGTGGCGGTGCCCACATCTTCAAGAAGTTGAGCATATGACTGTTGTAATCCAGAGTTAAATTGGATCGCCATTGATTGAATAAGAGCAAGTGCATTACCTGATCGTAAATTAGCTTCTGGGTTACCTCTAGATACAGAGTTAACGCCGGATATAGTTTCCATTACTGATTCAATTTTATCAATAAAACTAAAGATTTCAGGTGGAGTTTTTGTTAAATTAAGGGCCTCTGGTTTACCAACCGAAGCGTCATATTCAATAACATTAAGGCCGCCTGGTAATGAACTATATGAAATATTATGACCTTGGGGTAAAAGTAGATTTTGAACACCGAAGGTAGATTGATTTGTTACCACTACCGAATAAAGGCCGTCTAATGTCTCTTGTAGAGCAATTAGGTCAAAAGCGACAGTATATCCATTTGGGGTGCCCATGTACTCACCTGGGGCGATTCTGTACACAGGGATATGCTTATATGGAAGGGGTCCATCAAAAAGAATCGTTTCTTTATTTACATAAACAACTTGACGTCCATTTGGTAGGGCATCTGACTTTTCATGGTAAAATTCATATACAGGGATTAAATCTGAACGAAAATCACCACTTACGATAAATCTAGAATTAAAATTAATATCTAGTTCATCTTTTGTTTTAGCGGCTAATATTTCATCTTTAAGTTCAGGGTATTTAGCGGCCAATTCGAATCTATTTTTATAATGACGTACAATCAACCATTGGTTATCATTGTCATCTGTTTTAAATACATCTTTAATTACATCTAGTGGATTTAAAATAGTATATTTTATATCACCAGTATATGTAATTTTATTAGATTCTGGATCCACTGTATATTCATCACCTTCAGATGTATCCCATTCTAAACGAATATACCCTTCTCCAAATACTAGGGCATATTCAGTAGCTTGTTTCAAATAACGTTCTAGACGTTTTTCTCTCATGTAATAATCGAGAATTCCATTTGCAAGAACAGTTTGAGCTATAGATCTATAATCAGTATTAATAGCACGTGCATCCATAGATGGACGGCTAGAAGTTGTCATAACAAGAAGATGTTGAATTAAGTTACGAAAATGATTAGCTTTTATAAGAGTAAGTTCGCCTTGTTCTCCGGCTTTTACTTGTTCAGATGCAGTGTGTCCAGCGCCTGTTGTATTGTATCCATAATAAGCTGCATAAGATTTACGCATCTTACGATAAACACCACTGGCGCCAATGTTGTTATACCACGTGTCATGACGTTTTTCTAATTCAGCTGCAATTTCTGGCCCTGGGAGGGAGGCGAAATATTCATTATAATTATTTGACATTTAAACGTCCTTTATAGATTAAAACTGGTATAATTTACTTATTAACCCTTATCATTTCCTGAATGTCCTGGGAAATATTTTTTCATTGGCTCTGATACTAATTTTTGTAAGTTACTATTATCTTTTGCAACAAAATTATCAGGAGGAAGGTACATATTATCAATACTAGTTCCGTATCCAGTTGGGTTAGGGTTGCGTGCTCTACGGATATTACGAACCATGTATATCAATGCAGCAATTAAGTCAAAATGACCATGATCTCCTGATCTAGCGAATTTTCTACGACTGCTATCCCAGATGGCTGATTTTAATTGAAGAATTAGATTTGTACACCTTGGATCTATATTAATTTTATTATCTTGTATAAAAAGACGTACAGAGTTAACTGAAGCTTCTAATTCATCATTACGAGTTTGACTAAAAGCCAATTGATGGGCTGAATTTAAATCACTAATAGTAATTGGGTCTCCATCACAAAACCTAAGATATGGCTTTTTTTGGCCCCATAGGGCGCCTTCTTTTTGAACAATTATATTAGAAATTGTTTGTGTATTAGGTTTGTTAAAAAGAGCTTCATCTTGTATAACTAATGTAGCACGGTTGAAATCCCAGTATCCAAATAGAATACCTGTGTTATCCGTATATCCAAGGTCAGCTACCGTATATGCATCATAGAACATAGGTTCCATTATTTCATGTTCACCTGATATGTTATGCCCGTTAGGTATAACTTTTTTAATAAGACTTTCAACTTTCTTTTCATTAGCTTCTGGAATAACTGCTTCATTTTCATCAATAATAAATTCAGCTAAATATTCTCTTCTCCAGGCTACGCTGTCTTCTCCACCAGATTCTTGCATGTATTGTTGTTTAATTTTATCAGAAATTAAAGGATTATCATGTACTGTTTTTTTAATATAATTTCCAGTTTTGATGGCCTGTTCTACAAATATTTTTTTAAATGGATGAGAAGGTGAAACTGGAGGAGTTGATGAAAGAATAATTTTTCCCGATACAGTGGCTGTTAATGGCCTAAGAATACTAGATACAACGTAATCTAGTTTATTCATAAACCCAGCTTCATCGCATATAACTAAATGAAATACTTGTCCTCTGAGGTTTTCTGCACGTTCTGCGTCCGTTCCGGCTAGGTGTACTTCTGATCCATTTTTAAATTTATATACTTGATCATTTACTTTATATGATGGAAGAAGATCTCTTGGACAATCGGAAAGAATTTCTTTTATACGAGGTAAAACAATTTTTTTAATTGCTTTTGCTGTAGGAGCTAGAAAACATATTTTAGCACCGGGGTGTTGTAAAGCAAATTCAATTGCATACCCGGAAAGCATATAAGATTTTCCTGACTGTCTGGCAACATTTATAACAAATGTAGATGCAGTGGATTTATTTATAGCCTGATAGATATCTAATTGGGCATTATGAAATTTCCATGAAACTAAACCTAGTCTCCATAGTTTTTCAGCAGCGGCGGCCTGGTCTACAGTAGGTTTATTCTCCACGTGGGGTAAATCCCCTTACAGATTTTAATAATTCTACAATGTCTTCTGTTGAAGAAGGGGCTTGTGTTGAAATAGGAGAGGTGGTATCTGAATGATCTTTAACTATTTTAAAAATAATTTCTAAAACCTTGAAATCTTCATATTCCAGTCCGATTGATTCTTCTTTAGAATATAAACGATTAACGCTACTAATGAGTATAGTTTCAATCTTACTTTTAGTTTCTTCGGTCATATATTATTTCTGTAATGGATTACGTAGACCAATCGAAGCTGCAAGTCCTGATGTCTTATCAGCTATTTGTTGAACTTTGGCTGTCACGTCTTCAATAGCTTTTTTATTTTCATCACTTAATTTAGATTTATCTTTATTAATTCTTTTCTTACCGTAATAGAGTGCTAATGTTATCAAGAGACCGCCCATTTCTGCAATACTAGGTTCTGCAGAGAATGTTACTTTAGCTAACACTACAAGTACAGCAGTATTAGTAATAGAAAGTACAGGTTCTGATTCATCTACTACACGAAAGAATCTACCTATTTTTAGTAGTTGTTTTTTTAATTCAATTTCTTTTAGTTTATGAATCATATTATTGACCAAAGTAATAAGTTTCCGCAAACCGTATCTTAAAGTTTTCTAACGACAAAGCTTTGTTATCACATACTTTAACTTTTTTACTAATAATCTTATCGTCTTGAATATCAGCTATTACTAGATTCCATGAGCCGTTTTCTTTTTCAATATAAAAAGCTTTATGGATAGGAGAATCAGACTTAATAGTTTCTTCTTTAATTGTTTCCGGTTTAGCTGCTTTTTGTTTTGGTTTAAATACCATAAGTTTATTTTCTTTCTATTAACAACAGAGGGAAAAATGAATTTATTATTCAGCTTTAGGAGCGTTAGCTCTAGCTTCGGCAGCGGCTTTAATTGTCTCAGCTTGTTTAACAGCTTGTGAGCCAATTTCATGTAAGAATTGTACTAAATCTGCAACTATTTTAGCGTCTTGGCCAGAGTGTAGTGAACGAAGGGTAGCATTTTTAAAATTAGCAAATCCTTGTACTTGAGCATCTAGTTGTTGAAGTTGTTTTTGTTCTTGTTCGTTATAAATAACAGGTTGTTCAGACATTGAATTATCTCCTTGGTGGTTTCAATTAAGTTAACTAAAGGGGCAAGCTGCTCCATGGTAGTGTGTGGAATAAGCTTATTTTAATATAAAGGTTCTTAGTAGGATGATCACTCAAATATGTGTTTTAAGTTGAAGGTGCTAACCTAAACTAATACTCTTTATATAATACTTATTATAATTCTTACTATTTATTTATAATTATTATAATGTTATTAAAGGCTAATTAAATCAATATATTATAATGTTATTATAATGTTATTAAAGGCTAATTAAATCAATATATTATAAATACTAGTTGACAATTAATAGGTTCTATTGTAACATATTAGTAATACGGCTAAACATATATGTTTTATCGTATTAGAAATAAACGTCTTTTATATCGCAATTGGAGTTTAGACGTAAAAGAAAACGGCGATGATAGCCAAAGTGTAGAGTTGACTGAGTATTTGAAATTGGTTGAACATTTACGAGACACGCTTAGTCAGTGAACAGCTTATTAGATCATAAAATAGATATTTAGATATAGGACATAGTAGGTCCGGAGTCTTGGTTCTCAATGCCTAGCTCAAAGGTCAAATATAGAACTTCCTAGCTTCCTAGTTGTTAAGACTTAGCTACAAGTAGTATACAAGGTATCTATCAGCGGTTTAACCAGTAATAATTTGCTCAAATGGGATTTGACCATGAGGTCTCGCTGTGTTCTGTTAGCTAGTATTCTGTATACTGTTAACTGTTAACTATAATAATTAGTATTAGTATTCTGTATACTGTTAACTGTTAACTATAATAATTAGTATTATTTAAGATGTTCAACTATAAGTAATTTAAAAGGTAAATCCATATGATACTTAATAATAAAAAACCCCGTTAGCTGTAAAAACTAACGGGGTCCACTCACTAACTAAGAAAGGAGTTAGTGAGTACTGAGTGAAAGGTAAGATACGTTCGTTCTTCTATAGAATATACTTTATTTGCTTAGCTGTCAAGTAAATTATACATTATAAGTCCAAGTATTAGGCATAATAAGAAGTTTATATAATACTATTCTTCTATAATCTTCATATATTAAATATTGATACTGAAAGTTATCAGTGAGTAATGTCAATTCATTTTACCTAATGAATTAGCTCTATCTGTTAACTTTTCATAATACATATCTTTAGTCTGCTTTAAAGCATCAGCTATCTTTTGTTTATACTTAGCTTGTTCATGACGGTATAGCAAGTATACAGTTAAAGATAATGTTAAACCTCCTAGAAGGCTGCCAGTTAAAGCTAATAGTATTGTTTGCATTATTACTTCCATTCTTTGTATCTATTGATTATAGGGGAAATGTGTGCGTTTAAATTACTATATTGAGATAGTTCACTCAATACTTGTTGAGAATCTTTAAGTAGACTGAATACTTTAATTAATTCAGCTGCAGGTAATTTATTTAAATTAGTAGGATCAAATGAATTAAGTAGTTCAGTGAACCCATTAGGTATGTTATTTTTCATAAATTAATCCACCCATATGAATCTATCATAAGCTGTTGCATATACACACACACCCTATATTTATATATTAAAGGGGGTCATAGGTGTGTACGAAGATACTTGGTACAGTTTAATGACAACCTATTTCTTTACAAAGTATATTCATTTAACATTTTTTTAACTTCTAGATAAGGATGATCAACAAAAAACCGAGCACCAGATACTGTACAAATCTGAGTAACAGGTTTCTTATGTAAAGGCATACCATCAACAATGGTTTCAATATGCTGAGGATTAACAATAGATACTTGTCCCTTTAAATCACCATCTAATACTAAATTGAATTCTATCATGTTATTATCTCCTTTTTAAAATATATACTCTCCACCGAGGGTAGGATTCGAACCTACGATAGGCACGTTAACAGCGTGCTGCGTTTCCTCTTCGCCACCTCGGTGAACAATATTCTATTTACTTTTTTCTAAAAGTTTAACTGTTTCTTCTAATGAAAGTTTAATTTTATGAACCATATCCCCTGCATAAATCCATGTAACGGTTGGGTCCATAGGGTCACTTCTTAAATAAGCCACTTCCAATGGATTAACATAAATATTAGCTCCAGATATGATTGTCACTTTAATTAGTTTCATAAAGTTATTATACCACACAACACCGTTTAAAGTCAATAGGGGGGTGGTGGGTTTAATAAATAATATATGAATGTATTGGTGAACCAATTCAATTATCACTATACATCTTATATGGTTAATAACAAGTTTGGATCAATTATATTTGTATGTATTCATTATAACGGTGACCCTTTTAATATGATATGGATGCTAAATGACTAAGCTATTTCGACAGCTAGGTGTAGATTATGTTTACAAAGTGAGAGATGATATAGCAATTGGTTATATATCTAGACCATATTGGCGTTGGTTCTATAGCATGGAATATAAACTAGGAGTTAATACTCAAAGTGGTGGTGGTGGCAGCGGTGTTTAGCTTATTAAAACATATGGGGTATAATTACCAGGTTCTGGAAACTGGACACATAAGTTACAATACCCATCCATCGTTTATGGCCATCTATCGAGTGGCTGTTTACACCTACCATAACATAAAATGGAAATGGTACAGCTTAGATTAGGTTTATATGTTAGAAATAGCGTTTAAACGAGCTATACGCCATCTGGTTGAACGTAAATTGATAAATCGTATCCATACCTACTTTTCATTTTAAAATCAACCTCACATCAACCTCGTTCGTTACACACTGTTTTCATTATAACCCATTTCCTATGTACTTTCTATGTGATAAAACCCCCCCTACCTATGGTGTTTATTAACACAATCTTAACATAATTATAACAAACTATAAAACTACACTACACTACACACACTATAACCCATTTCCTATGTACTTTCTATGTGATAAAACTCATTTACATACTATGGATTTATTAATACAACCATAACTTGACATTATAACCATAACTATAATATAATAACCATAACATAACTATAACTTGACACACATTATAACATTGTTTACAGTGTATAGTAAACTGTAAACCATATGTTTAATCACCGCCACCACCACCACTGTAATATACAACGGTGTATACACCTCTCTCCTCTCTCTACCTATCAACTATAGAGTGAAAATCGTTTATAGGGTGATTGTGTGCGTTTAACAGGCATTATAAAACTAGATACCAACCACCACCACCTTATTGCTAGCTGTTAGCCATTACAGCCCGCTATAACCTATTTATACTAAAATCTTTAATCTCGCGCTGCTGTATACTGGACACCCATTAACCATTAGCATACCCCTCCGTCCCCAACTGGGGTGGTGGTATACAGTGTGTGTTCAAGTATACGGTATACACTCTCTCTCTCTCTCTACACAGAGCTGATGTGTATATAGCTAACATAGGTAGGTATATGTATGTGTTAGCTATTACATAGGGGTGTGTGTGTACGCAATACCAACCAAACCCAATTAGAGCCATCTGTTAACCGTTTAATGTTTACGTACGTGCAAGAGAAGTGTGTGTGTGTGTGTGTGTGTATGCGCATACAGCTAACATACATATACATACACCCTCTCTCTAATTACCTATTTAAACGCACACAATTGCCCCCTATAAACGATTTTCACTCTATAGTTGATAGTGTGTATGTTAGCTGTATACAGCATACCCGCCACCAAACAATAGGGGGAGAGAGAGAGAGAGTATGTGTGTGTATAGGTGTAATAGAGAGTGTGTGTGTGTGCATATACCCTAATACCAAACAATAGGGGGAGGGGGTGTATAGGTATAATAGAGTGTATATATGTGTGTGTATACACACCTATGGTAATAATAGAGTGTGTGTGTGTAATAGAGAGAGTGTAATAGAGAGAGAGTGTGTATATATACCTATGGTAATAGAGAGTATGTATGTGTATATATACCTATGGTAATAGAGGGTATGTATAGGTGTAATAGAGAGAAAGAGTATGTATGCGCTGTATACTTGTTAGCGGGTTGCTGGTGTGCAATAGTTTGCACAGTGAGTGTGTGCGGGTTGCTGTATACTTGTGTGCGGGTTGCTGGTGTGCAGTATGTATACACGGTTAATTGTTAGCTGTTAATTGTTAATTGTTAGCTGTTAATTGTTAATTGTTAGCTGTTAATTGTTAGCTGTTAATTGTTAATTGTTAGCTGTTAGCTGTTAATTGTAAGCTGTTAATTGTAAGCTGTTAATTGTAAGCTAGTATTGGTATATTGTACACACATACCCACCCACCCACTTAGTTGTATCTACACTAGCTATAGTGGGTGTATATGTGTGTGTTAGCTATTATAGTGGTGGGTATGTGGGTATGTGTTAGCTATTATAGTGGTGGGTATGTGGGTGTGTGTTAGCTATTATAGTGGTGGGTATGTGGGTGTGTGTTAGCTATTATAGTGGTATCTACTGTACCTATTACTTAATACCACCACCACCACCACCATATTTGATATAATTGTGTTTATTATACACCGTATAAGATACATACATACCTATTACACTTAATGTCATATTTGATATAATTGTGTTTATTATAATCTATCACCCCCCCCCCCTATTGTGTTTCTATTTCATGTGTGATATATTGGTTATATGATGATTATTATTTATACAGTAGCAATTTGGTGGATTCTTAACAAATTCATTAACGGTTAATAGAGGGAAGAGGGGATTTATGATAATGAATATTAAAGAGTTTTTAGCATTATACCTAATACCACCACCACTGCTGCTATTCGCAGTGGTAGTTGCTGTTCTAGTTGCTTGTTTTATTGGCCTAGGCGCAATAGAGATGCTAAACGTACGCTTTGTTAGGTGAATAATAAACATGAAACAACCACCACCGCCACCAGAACAGTTTATCGTTAATACGAACATCATTAAAGGGTTTTCACCTTGTGAAGAACGATTAAGTAATTGGCTAATGCATTACGGTGAGTTTAATGGCAATGTATTAGAGTTTGTTGTACTTGATAAGATAACTATTAAAGACAAGTTTTGGGTATTACATAAAGTTTTACCTAAAAAGCCATTTGAAAGCTATTGTGTTGATTTAAAAGAACAATTAGATAAAAGCTTACATGATGGGATTAAAGATATGTTATTGAATATACCTGATAAGGTATAATAGATGGCAATATGTGACATAATATACCTTATCGGGTATATAACATATTGATTTCACATGCGGTGTTGACAAGTAATTAAAAGCATGAGAGATTAGAGTATATGGTAAGAATACATTTATATGAAGAAACACTAGATGGATACCGACTGCCTTTGTTCAGGACATTATTAGTAGGGTTTAATGAGTTTAAACGCCTCTTGGATGCATCCATTGTAACAAGACTAGGTAAACAGTACATCATGATTGAAAAAGCTAACTGAGAGAGAGAGAGAGAGAGAGAGAAGGTATATATGCGTTATAATGAGCATACAATTAAGACATTAATGAATGATGAGATAGATAATGCAGTTGATGTTATTCATGACCACATTCTAATTGAAGAGTTGATGAAAGCAATAGGGAGAGAGAGATAAGTTTATGAAAACAAAAGAAGAACAAATGGTTTACTGTTTATACGATGACGGACAACATATTCAATGTTTCGATAGTTATGATGATGCAGTAAACTATACACAAGACTTAAGTAACGGTTTAAGCCGATACATTGATATTGAAAAAGAAGAATACTACCCCACATGTGATTGTGGACATTAAAAAGAAGAATATTAAAACGAATATCGAGTTCACGGTAGTAAAAACGGTAAATCTGTAGTAGAATATTAATAAGAGGTATATATATGATTATCGCAATTTTAACAGTAATAGTAATCTTCGCATTAAGTGATGGGATTTAATATGAAGTATCAATGGCAGATATTAACCGAATTAACGCAATTAAACAAAGGAAACAAATAACATGATTAGCTTAGCATTACTATTACTTACCTCAGAAGTTCCAGTAGATAAGGCCGCGCATTTTGGAGTATCCTTTACAATTAATACAGTTTCTTACGCTGTATGTAAAGAACTGATATCAGATGATAAGAACGCTTGCTTAATAGCTGCTATGGCTGGTACATTAGCTGTAGGACTAACTAAAGAAGTTATGGATGGCGGGAAGAATACGGGCGAGCAACATGCAATGGATATGCTAGCCAATACCGCTGGAGTGGCTTTAAGTGCTTTAACTATTAAGATTAGCTTTTAACCAACTAAGACTATTTACAATTAACCTTGGTAAAAAGGAATTAATTATGGAAATAGTGAATAATAATCGCCTATTGACAACTAATTAGAATTAGGGTAATCTAGTTATATGGATAAATACTATACACAAAATACATATGAACAGCTTGAATTAGCTAAAGAAATTCAAGACTTAGAAGGAGCATTTTCATGGAACATATTATCGTGCAACGAAAAAGAAGTCATCCTTTCGCACGTAAAGTGAAACAAATTGACAAAGAAATTAAACGATTAGACTTTATATCTGGTATACTAGACGTTATCATACCTATTGCTATAACTGGAACTATATTAAACTTAATGTATCATTTAATGGGATAATAATATGAAATTAGAATATAATACTTTTACTCAAACAGAATGGCTTCAAGAAATTGAACAAGAAAAAGAGTTTGCACAATATAAAGCAGACTGGGAAGCTTGGAAGGTTGCTAATGGCTTTCAAGATGGCCGGTTTCCTTATGCACATCAATTAGGATTTAAAAAGGATAAATAATTTATTATGGCTAAGATACTAGAATTTAAAGTGAAACCAGTTATTGTAATTGAAAACATATTTGCAGCTGTTCCTTATAAGATTGAGCTTGATAAGAAAAGTGGCATGTACACATCAATAGTTAATGGTAATGTGTTATCAATGGGCGGCGATCTAGATAGAATCGTTGGATATACAGAACAAGTTATTGGTTACTTCGTGTCCAACGGACAAAAGGTGTAGTTAACACCCCCCACCTCCCCCTCCTCCTCTAATTACCTATTTAAACGCACACAATTACCCCTTATAAACGATTTTCACTCTATAGTTGATATAACACCCCCTCTAATTACCTATTTAAACGCACACAATTGCCCTATAAACGATTTTCACTCTATAGTTGATAGTAAGACATCACCCCTTATCCTTACGTCGTTTATAGGGCATTTTGACCTTGTTGACTACATCATAGAACCATGTTAATCTTAAAACATGGATACAATGATTAAACTAATATTTGGATTCACAGCTGGAGCAATATTAACCTGCTGGGTACACCCTTTTGCAACTATTACTTCATTTACCGAATCACAACAAGTTGAATTTCAAATTAGATCAGATAACTATAAAAAATGTGAATCAGTTAATGTTTACATGAATGCACAAGGTAAAGCAGAAACTGAATATCAATGTTCTAATGGGGACTTGTTTTATGTTGTAAAAGATGTTAGAGTTTATTATAAGGAGAATGTAAATGGAATTAAATAGAATTACAGATCTTATTCAATTGTTATCGGAATATAAAGAACAATACGGTAACTTAGAAGTGAAGTTTAACGCATTTGAATATGGCGGGCTAGTTGCCGATGGAGATGAATCAGCTAAAACTAAGCTATCGTCATATGACGGCAAAGAATATTTGAATATTGAATTGAAATAGGAGAGAGAGAGAGAGAGAGAGAGAATAATATGCAATTAAAAAGTAGACATTATAGACTATTAAATTTATTGACTATGCTTGATACTTCTGATATGCTTAAAACAAAGAAGATTAATGAACGTGATTTAGAAATGCTTGAGGCGATTGATCGTCTCAAATTAGAATGTAAACTAGCTCCATTGTTTGAAGAAACATTAGGGCAATATGATGATAATATAACTGTGAGGATTGAAAAATGAAAAAACTATTATTTATAACTTTATTGTCGGCCGGATGTGGTCAAGAAGTGTACCAAGAGAAACTAATTAAAGGTGATGCCGGGTCTAATGGCTTAGATGGTTACAATGGTTTACTTTCTACACTTCGGTTTACCTCAGATGCATCTGTATGTGCATCAGAAGCAGGTGTATTTGTAAAAACAGGTCTTGATATGAATCGCAATAACGTACTTGATCTATCAGAAGTACAAGACTCCGAAGTTGTATGTGACGGAGCTAATGGCGAAGATGCACCTAACCAACAATATGGAATTGTTAACATTATTGACCCATGCGGCGCATCGGGCGGGCAAGATGAAGTGCTTTTAAAGCTTGCTAATGGAACCATTATTGCATCTTTCAGTAACAACGCAGCTGGAAATATGACTAGGTTTTCTATTCTAAAGGCGGGCGTTAATTATATCACTACCGACAATAGCGGATGTTTCTTCTCTATTGATACTAACGGCAACATTTATAACGAGCATCATTAATCATGGAAGGCGGACTTAAAGATTTTATTAAAGCGTATGCTAATGCTGAAAAGCTAGAAGAGCTTGATATTGCCTTCTTAGCTGGAGCCATGGCTAAAGATTCAATTGAGAAGCTTCCTCAGTATGCTCACTTTCTTGCAACTCTAGGTCAGATTGCACCTCAATTGTTACATTATATTCAACTCGCAGGAAAGAAACCAACTGATGAATTATAAACTAATCATATCAACTGAAAATGGTATCACTGAAATTAGGTATTTGCAATTAGGATCAGATCACTGGCAAACTGCTAAACTTGAAACAGATCCTATATCACTAATTGAAGATGTTGTCAACTATATTAAAAGTAATTACGAGAATAGCTAATGCCAGAATGGAGCTTCGAATACAAGGTTAGATCATTTCTAGCCATGTTTATTCTATTGGCGCTTGGATGTCAATATCTATTTTATGTAATTGCTATATATTACAATGACTTAGAATCACTCGATAGAATTCGTAAAGGGTATCTTGCGCTAGTTTATTTAATCATGTTAGGATATATCATATGGACAATAACCTGGTAAATAAAGAAAAACGTTCTAAAATAAGAATCCCCCTTTTAGTAGAAGCATGTTACTGGACATCAACCACCGTGACAGGAGAAAGCTGTTCTATAACTGATATTACGTCAGATGGTGTATTCATTAAATCAAGTAAATTTCCAGTTATTGGTGAAGATATCCGTGTTAAGTTTGTACTACCTAAAGATTTAGGTATTCTTGAATTAACAGGGACTGTTAAATGGAAGAGATGGACTTTAAAAAAAGGTTCTACTGAATCACTAGGCTTTGGAATTAAATTTACTTTTGATGTACCTAGTCACAAGGCCATCATGGAAGCCTATTGTACATATTTAAAAAATAAACAAATTATTCAAGTAACTAAACGTTTAATGGAAGAATTTTTTAATAGAAGGAACCCAGTTATATGAATTACTTTAATATTGAAGAAGAAATATTTGAAGCGTTATGTGAAGAACTACGCAGAGAGCCAACTGATGAAGAGCTAACTAAAGCTATCGAAGAAGCGGCTCAATGGGAACCAGACTGGGATACAATGATTAAAGATGAAGAGCAATGAACAAACTTTTATTACAAATTCACTTAAGATATGGAGTTCAATTAATTTACTTTAATCAAAACATCATTGGTATACAAAAACAATATAAGAATACATGGCAATGGGCGGATTATACATACTGGATTTATAGATACAATGTAAATGAAGGAATATAAATGAAAATACTTAATGAAACAAAACTAGGTGTCACTCATTATGAAAAATCTGGAACAGATTACTATTTTGGGCAGCCTTCTGTTACTTATAACAAACTACCACCTGGTGTATACACACTGGAAGTAGATAAAAGTGGCGCAATATATGTAGCCCCCATGCAAGTGGTATCCGATGGATTAATTACTTTACCTGATTTTACATCTGAAATTGTTATTAAAGATGTTAATAACTTTTGGAATCAAGCTACCAGGGATAAATTTGAGAGACGTAATATCGTTTATAAACGCGGTATTCTTATGCACGGCAAACCAGGTACCGGAAAAACATCCTGCGTGATGCAAATCATGGAAGCAGAAGTGAAAGCAGGGGGTATAGTATTCTTTGGCCCAACCCCCGGTACATTAACTCACGCCCTTAAAGCTATTAGAGAAATTGAAGGTAATATCAGATGCTTAGTAGTGTGGGAAGAATTTGATTCTGCTCTTAATTCGGATGAATCTGGTTACCTTTCATTACTAGATGGTCAAAATCAAATTGATAATATTGTTTATTTGGCCACCACTAACTACTTAGATCGTATTCCAGCTAGGTTTAGAAATCGGCCTAGTCGGTTTGCTAGTGTTATTGAGATTCCGCTACCTAATGAAGCAACTCGTAGGCTTTATATTACTAGTAAACTCCTTCCAGATGAGAATATAGATGTAGACCTATGGGTAAAAGAAACAGATGGCATGACTATTGACCATCTTAAAGATCTTGTTATTAGTGTTTTATGTTTAAATGTTTCTTTTCAAGACGCTATTGACAGATTAAAAGAATATCGATATGATGAAGATAAAGATGATGAAGAAACTGAAAGACAATCATCTTTAAGAAAATGGCGTAAAAAATTCAACTTATCAAGTTTAACAATTGATGAAGATGGATATTAAAGAGGAGCATGTAAGATATGAATATTAAACAATCACAAAGAATCATGCGATTAGCAATGAAAGCAAAGCAGCCGTTTTTGCTAGTTGGACACTCAGGAATTGGTAAAACTCAAATTACTGAACAGATTGCTAAGGAAGTATTTCCTAATCATAAATTTGTTTCTATCTTTGCCGCTCAACAAGAAATGGGCGATTTTATTGGCATCCCTGAAGTAAATACACTTACATTGTTAGATGAAGAAGGTAATAAAAAGGTAAGTAAAGTTACATCATGGGCTAGACCTGAATGGATGCCTCATGAGCCTTGTGTTATCTTTCTTGATGAACTTAACAATGCACGTGTTGATGTTGAATCAGGTATGCTACAGCTTGTACTTGAAGGTCGTATTCATACTCATCGTCTTCACCCAGATAGCTATATCTGTGGCGCTATTAACCCCGCCAGCGCAGAATATACCACCGCCAATACAATGACATCGGCACTAGTTAAACGTTTTATCGTGGTGCCATTTGAACCAGAGAATAAAGAATTTATTAACTGGGCAGAAGGTAATTCTAAATTCAATAAGACATTACTAGGATTTCTTAAACATAGACCTGAAATTACTGGTGCAGAAAAGAAACTTGATACCCTTATCAAGATGGAACCTTGTCCTAGACTTCTTACTAATGCCGTATCTAATATTCTTAATGTAATCGAAGAAGAAGGTAATGTATCTGATATTGATTTAGTTAGAGATATCATCACTTGTTCTGTAGGTATTGAAGCTGCCGGTGCATTTTTAGGATACCTAGAAACCATTGAAAAGCCTATCACCTTTGATGAGATTGTAACAAATTCAAAAGATGCTATTAAAAAGTATAACAAAATGGAAAAGCTATTACAAAATGATTTAATTGCAGGAACACATGAGAATATCATATCAGGTGTTAGACAACTACATGAACAAGTTGCATATAGTTTTGATTATAATGTAAGTATTCTTGAATTTGATAGAGATGTTGATAAAAAACTTGTTAAAGAATGTATTGAAGAACTAAATGGGTTTGTAAAGTCGGGCTTCTGCGGTATTGCAGATAAACTTACTAATTTAGTTGCGTTTTTAAATAACATGGAAACACCTGCGTTGTTTCAAATCAGCCATGCATTAATTACTACGCCCCCATTCTTAGCAAATGACGGCAGTTTAACAACTGAAGAATATCATAAAAATCAAATTAAACGATTTAACTCTTTTAATTCAATTATCTTTTTTATGTATCGAGATGATCTTATCAAAGTAAAAGGACATAAAGGCCTTTATGATAAGTTTATGGCAGCTACTAAAGAAGTTAATAAGAACAAAAAGAAAGAGCAAGCTTAATTTATAGGCGACACATGCCTCAAGTTGGGTGGCTTGACAGTGAGAAGTAACTGTTATACTCTAATAAAGAGATGATATATAAATGAACCAGTTAACTTTACAATTAGGCAAACATTATAACTTATATCATATTGTTAATTGAGAAAGAGAGCAGTCATGGCCACTAAAGAACCTGTCGTTCAAATTAACCAAGAAGAAATCAATAAAATCCTCTGGAAAGCCTGCGACACTTTTCGCGGTACGGTCGATCCATCCGAGTACAAAAACTACATTTTGGTTTTCTTGTTCATCAAATACCTAAGTGATGTCTGGAAGGATAAAAAAGACGCTTACCTGAAAGAACACAAGGGCGACGAAACGCGCGCCAAACACATGTTGGCCCGAGAGCGCTTTATCGTTCCAGATGGATGCACGTTTGATGACATCTACGAGCACCGAAAATCCGTAAAAATTGGCGAGTTCATTAACAATATTCTTGAGCAAATCGAAGAGGCTAACAAAGCCAAACTCGAAGGTGTGTTTAGAAACATCGACTTCAATAGCAAGTCTAACCTAGGCCAGACAAAAGAACGTAACCGCAGGCTTGAGCTTCTGATTGGTGATTTTGCTAATCCTGTTCTGGATCTCAGACCTTCGAAGGTCGGCAAACAAGACATCATCGGTAACGCGTACGAGTATCTTATTTCTCGATTCGCGCCCGACGCCGGTAAAAAAGGCGGGGAATTTTATACGCCTACCGAAGTAGCGATCTTACTCGCTAAACTTCTACAGGCAAAAAAAGGGAAACGCATCTGCGACCCTGCTTGTGGGTCGGGTTCGCTTCTGATTCGCGTAGCTCAAGAGATCGGGAGCGATGATTTTTCGCTCTACGGCCAAGAGAACAACGGCGCCACCTGGGCGCTTTCTCGCATGAATATGTTTCTGCACGGCATGGACAACGCCCGCATCGAGTGGGGCGATACTCTCAATAATCCAAAGCTTATCGAAAAAGACAAGCTTATGAACTTTGAGATCGTCGTCGCAAATCCACCATTCTCGCTTGATAAGTGGGGCGCAGAACATGCTGCAGGCGATCCGTTTAGCCGCTTTCATCGCGGTATTCCGCCTAAGAGCAAAGGCGACTTTGCATTCATTTCGCACATGATCGAAACGGCGAGCGCAAAGAACGGAAAGGTCGGCGTCGTTGTACCTCATGGAGTTTTGTTTCGTGGCTCTAGCGAGGGGACAATTCGGCAACGACTCATTGAAGAAAACTATCTGGACGCTGTGATTGGTCTACCGAGCAATCTCTTTTACGGAACAGGAATTCCTGCGGCTATTTTGATCTTGAATAAAGGCAAGAAGACCGACGACGTGCTTTTTATTGATGCCAGCCGGGAGTACCAAGAAGGCAAAAATCAAAACAAGCTTCGCCCTGAAGACATTCAGCATGTGTTGCGAGTGTTCAAAGAGCGAAAGACTGAAGAAAAGTATTCCTTTGTCGCGAGTCTCGATCAGATTCGTGAGAACGAGTTCAATCTCAACATCCCGCGCTACGTAGATACTGCCGAAGAAGAAGAGCAGATCGACATTAAGGCTGTGCAGAAGGAGATCGAGCAGATCGAAGGACAGCTTGCTGAAACTCGTAAGGAGATGAATCGGTATCTTAAGGAGTTGGGGTTGTGAGTTGGCCAACCCGTTCAATTCAATCTCTTTTAGATGATGGATCGATCGTAGATCATATTGATGGAAATCATGGGGAACTATATCCAACTTCAGATGAGTTCGTTTCTGCTGGCATACCCTACCTTTCGGCAAATTGTATTATTGGCGGTGTAGTTGACCTCGCTAAAGCAAAGTACCTTACCAGAGAGAAGGCCGATTCGCTTCGAAAAGGCAAAGCAAGAGCGGGAGATGTCCTCTTTGCACATAATGCAACGGTTGGTCCTGTTGCGAAACTCATCGGTATACCCGAAGCAATTCTTAGTACTACTCTTACTCTGTTTCGCACGGACGCTAAAAAGTTGTCCGAAGACTTTTTAATGCAATCGATGTCTTCCTACATATTTAGAAAACAGTATGAAAAAGTAATGGGTCAATCGACGCGAAACCAGGTTCCGATTACGGCGCAGAGATTGTTTGCGATTTCGCTCCCTCCTCTCCCCGAACAAAAGAAAATCGCCGAAATCCTCTCCTGCTGGGATCGGGGGATTGAGGAGGTGGACTCAGTTTTACGATCAATCTTCAGATTAAAATCGGAACTTCTACGAAGGCTCATTTATTCTAAAAACATTCCTTCGGCCCGAAAACTTAGCATTTCAGAATCATGTGACATTTTAGACAATAAACGAAAGCCCCTAAACCAAGAACAGCGTGCCGTAATGCAGGGCTCCTATCCGTACTATGGAGCAAATGGCCAGGTAGATAGTATTAATGAGTTCATTTTTGATGAGCCATTAGTCCTCCTAGCTGAGGACGGGGGTAATTTTTCTGAATATCGAACAAGACCCATCGCTTACCAAATTCGTGGAAAGTCTTGGGTAAACAATCATGCACACGTTCTCCGCGCACGCAGTAATTTAGTGAGTCAGGATTTCTTGTTTTATAGCCTGGTGCATAGGGATATTACTCCGGTTTTGAATGGCGGGACGCGAGCAAAGCTCAACAAGTCTGAGCTGGAGTCAATCACTCTGGATGTTCCGACTCGTTCTGTTCAAGACAATATTACAAATCTGCTCAATTCTATAACTCTCGCTGGTGCGCGCTATGGTGAGATCCGTGCAAATTTGTGGAAACAGAAGCAAGGTCTAATGCAGCAGCTACTCACTGGAAAAGTGAGGGTTAAAGCATGACTTCATACGAACTTATGTCTGTCATTTCCAGCGCCGCAGCAGGATTGGCGGCGCTAGCTACCGGATTTGTCTCTTGGCGGATTTATCAACTCCAAAATAATGTATTCCACGTGGCCGAAGAGTTTTCGGTCGAGCGCACTGGGGTTAAAGACACTTATATCATATTGTTAATTGAGAAAGAGAGCAGTTTATGGATGAATTAGATTTAAGGCCAGTTAAGCTTTATCTTTTAAAGAATTACAGTTTTTTTTATTCTCTTTTACAATTATGTAAGATTACATTAGATGATAAACAGCCTTATATTGCGGCTGTTAAAGTGCAAAACAGAATCGAGATGGTCATCAACCCCACTCTATTTTCAAAGTTACCAATGGAAGAGCAGGCCGGTATTATCCTTCATGAATTTGGTCATATCTATAAAGATCATATTAAACAAACTAAAGAAGGTTTATTAGATTCTATTAGTGCAAAAATGGGTATTGAAACTCAAATGCAAATGGCTAATATCGCTATGGATCTAGAGATTAACCCTTACATCGAAGAACTTGTAAAAAGTAAACTGATGGGGCCTGATGTAAAAAAAGCTGAAATGCAGCCTGTTTATCCTAAACACTTTGATTTTACAACTGGCGATAGCTGGATTAATTATTATGCTCAATTAAAATCTAAAGCTAAAGTACAAAATAGCAGCCATCAAGATCATGAGTATTTTAAAAATTCTACTAATAATAAAGATCTAATGAAAGAAGCAGTGGCTAATGCGACTAAAAAAGCTAAGACACTTTCAGCTGGAGAGCTACCTAAAGACGTTAAAGACTTTATGTTTCAATATGAAGCTAGTAAACAAATACCATGGCAGCAAGTGCTACGTCAATTTACACAAAGTTTAATTGATGTCAATACTTTAAATACATGGAAACGTCCTAGTAGACGATTTGGCAGTAAAATACCTGGTATTAAAAAGATTCCTAAGACTGAGATTCTAATCGGAATTGATAGCAGCGGCAGCGTTAGTGATGATGACCTTAGGGCCTTCTATTCAGAAATTGAAGCTATTAACTCAACTGGAAATATTGATATTGAAATTGCAGTATTTGACACTAATGTACACCAACGTGCTAAATATGTAAAAGGATTTGAAGCTTCACGTTTATGTCAAGGCGGTACAAGTTTTATTGCGGTCCATGATATAGCCATTGAAGAACGATTTAAAGGGGTAATTTACTTGACGGATGGATATGCTGAATTTCCTGATGCTAAAGAAGTTACTTATAAATGTTTATGGGTAATAAATAATGATTCAGTTAAACCACCTTACGGTAGTTTAGTAAGAATTAAATCGAGTAATGAATAATCTAGTTAAACAACTTAATTTTTATTATTTTGTAAGTGTATATTCTTTTGAACTTAAAACCGTTGTATTAGAAAGAGAATATCCATTTAGCAAAATTAATGAGTTGAATTATTTATGGCTCTATAGTGTATGAAACATTTATGTAAACAATTTGGCTATTTATATAAAACATCAACTTATTTTAAATATGAAATAATTAAACTATTAACAGCTGACCATAGAAATCCACATGCATGGATGTATCTAATTCCAATGTAAATGAATATATGAGTACAATTAAACTTAACAATTCATTTTGTACGCTTAACGGTTTTACCTCCATTGATATTGAAAAGGTAAAAAAATCATTAACTTATACTAATGAAGACGTTATTCTTGAAAAGCAAATGCTTTATAGTCAAATTAAAAGAGCAGGTGCTAAACGAAATATACCCCTCCTCATGGCGCTTAGAGGTAAATTTAAAGCCTTAGGTCCAGATCAAGTGTGCTGGTTAAATAAAGATAATGAATTCCCCACAGGGCTGATTCATTTAGTTAAAGAATCTTTGCAAGGTTCACAATATACCATATCAGACGAACGGATTAAACCTGCGCCATATAATATATTTAGATGGCATAACAAACCCCATGCATTAAGATACTATCAACAGGAGGCGGTTGATGTGTTTATAAAGCATTCTAGGGGGGTATTACAGCTAGCTTGCGGTGCCGGTAAAACTAGAATAGCTGTAGAAATTATTAAACAGCTAGGTGTAAACACTTTATTTGTGGTTCCATCTAGTGCACTATTAACTCAAGCATATGATATCTTTGTATCTTCATTTGGCGAAAAGAATGTTCAAAAGATAACTACACTGGATATGAAGAAAGATAAGAAGCTTAAACCTATTAGAGTTGCCACTATACAAACACTAGCTTCCCTTAATAAGCAAGGGCTTATAAAGACCCCATTAAACAACGTAGATTTATTCATAATGGACGAAGCTCATCATTGTTTAAGCGGCGGAGAAAAAATAATTACAGATAAAGGCTTAATATCTATAAAACAAATTGTAGATAAAAAAATACAATGTAAAGTTTTAAGTAAATCACCTAGCGGCGCATTAGAATATAAAGAAGTAATAAATTATTTTAAATATGATGCACCTAAAACTGAATTAATACAAATAGAATTTGAACATAATAATCATACTAAAACGATTTTATGTACTGAAAATCATAAAATATTTACTTCTAACCGAGGGTATACCGAGGCTAAAGATTTAACATTAGAAGATGATTTTATAATTCAAACTGAAGCGGGTTGCCCTATTTGTAATAAATTGTTTGATAATACATCAAAAATGAGTAAAATAAAATCAATAAAACGAATAAAAAATTTATATTGCAATGGCGTGGCAACTAGACGATTATATCCGACTGTATATGATATCGAGGTTAAAGATAATCATAATTATTTTGCCAATGGTCTTTTAGTATCAAATAGTGCGTCTGACTCCTATCTTGATCTTTTAAATGCACTACAGCCTATTTACTTTCGTTTAAACATGACTGCTACATATACTCGCAATGACTCTAAACTTATGGACCTTCAAGGTATGTCGGGTGAAGTGATATATGATTACAATGCAATACAGGCCACTAAAGAAGGATACCTAACGCCTGTGGAGTTTAGGATTATACCCCTATCGGGTAAACCTGATCGTAATTATCAAAATGAATATAAAATTAACTATAAATGTAAAGAACTACTTGAATCTATTAAGGATTTAGTTAAAAATAAAATACCCAAAGACGAGCCTATTCTTATTCTTATTGACAAAAAAGAACATTCAGGTGATGTTATTTATAAATACTTAATTGAGTCAGGTATCACCTGTTCTTATGTAACAGGTGATAATACTAAGGATGAGATCAGGGAAGCTATTGAAGATTTTAATGATAACAAAACTCGTATACTAATCGGATCAACTGTGTTTGGCGAAGGGTGTGACCTAAGGACGACCACACATCTCATTATGGCTAGAGGCGGCAAAAGTGAAATCATGGTGACACAAGCAATAGGACGAGCAGTACGACTATCACCTGGTAAAAAGGTAGCTATTGTATATGATTTCAATTTCAAGTGTACTAAATATATGACTAAGCATTTAACCCAAAGGGTTGAAATTTATCAGAAACAATTTGCAGGTAAAGTTGTATATGAATAAAGGGGAAACATAATGACAGCAGATGAAAGATTAGCTAAATTGTTTGAAAAAAAGAATGTAATCTTTTCTATTGAAGTACTTGAATCAGCCCATGTACTGGTCACTATTACAAAAGGTAATAATACCGTCGGCGGCACCTATGAATCAATTGATGACGGTATAAATGATTGTATTAATAAACTAGATATATTAGACCGTAAGCATTTGAAAGTAATAAACGGAAGCAAGAAATAACACTTTTTACTTGATTATTATAACAAATGCATATATACTATAACTAATGAAAGAAAATCAAATGGATTTTACATTTATTAAACTAAAACAAGTAATCAATCGTTTACACAGAGTAAGCCGGTTTACTTCTTATACCATGATTAAACCTAAGAGTGTGTTAGAGCATTCAGCACGAGTTGCTATGTTGTATCAGTATCTAGGCGGCAAGGAAGTGTTTGCAGCTTTAATGCATGACATGTCCGAAGCTTTCTTAGGCTTTGATTGTCCTAGTCCAGTTAAAGCTAAGATACCTGCTATTAAAGAGTTTGAGCTACTGCCAGAGCATTCTATTCAATTTATTTCAGATGATGAAAAGAAGCTATGTAAACTTTGCGACGGTATTGAACTATTGATTGACCTTAAAGAACAACAGTCTCTGGGTAATCAAACCACTGAACTTATGGAAATTTATGATCAAGTGATTGAAGAAGTAATGGAACGCGCCAAGGCATTGGGCCGTAAAAGTGAAATCAAGAAACTAATACAGGAGTTAACTAAATGACAATTATATTATCAG